CATAAAAAAGGAGAATGTATATATGCGGGAAATAGAACGGATTGGGAATCAGTTAGAACAGATACAAACAGCGATGAGTGGGATACTCGAAAGACTGATAAATTTGGAGGGGTGTTTAGTCGCCCTAGAACAATCGAAGAAGCCCTCGGTTTATATCGACGAAAACACAGCGCTCTTGAGTACCGATCCGGCGGACATCAAATGGATAGCCCGTAAATAAAATGAAATGTTCATGTGGAAATAGCACTAGAATTATAGAGGTACGATATGGAAAAGATTATAAACGACGAAGACGAGCTTGCGATTCTTGTGGACGCCGATTCACGACAAAAGAGTTCGCAGTTCAAGAACTTCAAAAGGTCAAAGAACTCGAAAAAAAGATCCGCGTTGCGGAAACCCGTATACGAAAATTCAAGGAAATGCAAAAAGCCTTCACCGGTGTCGATTTCGATTTCACCAAACAATAGTAAGAGTGATTCGAGTAATGCGGATGATCGTTTAACATCTTTCATGATGGGTGATCGATCGATACATATTCATGGCGAGGAACATTTTTACGAGCCTGACGCTTTACGCCAATACACTTTGGAGGAGATTGGGCAGGTTATGGGAGTTACTCGCGAACGGGTTCGCCAGGTTGAAGAGGTTGCGCTTCGCAAAATGTGGAGAGCTTTTGATTCGATGAGCCGCCGGGAAAATATATCTCCCGATGAATGGATTCAAATATTAACGGATAGTCATGCAAGTGAAGAAACAGTCTACCTCCCCTCCTAAGCTTTACGATTGGCAACAGTCTCACGCTGAGAAGCTTGGGGATGCGTTGACTAAATTCGGCTACGCAAAGGATGGTAGTGATACCGGCACAGGTAAAACAATTATCGCGCTACAGGTGGCCAAAGACCTACGACTTGAACCCTTCGTGGTATGTCCAAAGTCCGTTATTCCTGCATGGAAAGAATTTTGCCCTTATGTCTACAACTACGAAAAATTGGTGCGTGGAAAGACAGAGTACTATACTCGCAAGGGGTCGCAGAGATTTTGGACTCTGCACCCCGAGCGAGTACTTTTGATTTTCGATGAGGATCATCGATGCAAGGGTGCGAAGAGCGAGAATGCAAAGTTAATGATTGCGGCTAAACGGCGGGGGCTTCGTATACTTCTTTTAGGAGCGACCTCATGTGCGAACCCCATCGATATGAGAGCGTTAGGATATGTTCTTGATTTTCATAACGACAATGGTTGGTGGGGTTGGTGTTTAAAGAATGGATGTAAGCGTGGAACCTTTGGAGGTTTAGAGTTCAAAGGGAGCGTAGCCGCCCTGAAGCGAATCCATGATCACATTTATAAGAATGGTCGGGGGAGTAGAATAAGGATTAAGGATCTACCCCCCGGTTCATTTCCTGAGACCTCGATATCCGCCCATGGCTATGATGTCGGATCGTCTACGGAAATAGATGAAATTTATGAGGATTTACGAATTAGACTTGATGAACTGAAATCTAAAACAGCAGATGATGATAGTATGCTTGTTGCCCAGCTTCGAGCCCGGCAACAGGTAGAGCTTCTTAAGGTTCCAGTATTTGAAGAATTGGCGCGGGATGCGGTAACGGATGGGGCATCGGTTGTAATATTCGTAAATTTCAGAGACACATTAGAGGCTTTGCTTAAAAGGCTGAGTGGCTTGAGTGAAATCAGTTTGATTTCGGGGTCGCAGTTAGGGGTGACTCGCGATCTCGAAGTCAAAAGATTTCAAAAAGATGAATCTCGAATCTGTTTGGTGATGACACAGGCGGGAGGAACTGGATTAAGTCTGCATGATGAGCACGGTGAGCATCCTCGCGTCTCTTTAATTTCCCCGAGCTTCAGCGCCATAGATTTACGCCAAGCATTAGGTCGCGTTCATCGTGCAACAGGTTTATCTCCGAGCGTTCAGAAAATAGTATTCGCAGATGGAACCGTGGAGATGCGGGTATGTAAACTCGTTCGACAAAAACTTAACAATATTGATCTCATCAATGATGATGAGATGAATCCAATATTATGAATTTTCATGGGGCCATAGCTCAGTTGGAAGAGCGCCTGATTTGCATTCAGGAGGTCGTCGGTTCGATCCCGTCTGGCTCCACCATTGCTCCCATAGCTCAGTTGGTAGAGCACTTCCATGGTAAGGAAGGGGTCATCAGTTCGAATCTGATTGGGAGCTCCATAATCACAACCACACACCGTAATGAAAAATAAAATAATAGCCTACATCCTCCGACCTTTGACCTTAATCCTTCGGCGTAAGGAAGTTAAGAAAATGCCTGAGATTCGTCGACCATTTCTTTAAAATAAAACCTTGCACTTGTATGATCAATGTTATACATATGCAGAACAAAAGTAACCCACACACCACTATGAGATTAAACCCAGAATTTTTTGGCGATGATGATAATCGCGAAGACGAGTACGATCCTGAGACTAAATTTAAAACAATTGAGAATTTACAGGATCTTCCAGCGGAAGCGACAGATGATTTAGCCCGAACCATCGAGAAGATTCATTCGATGCTTGAGCATCAGGAGGCGAATGCGGATGAGGATCCATTGCTCTCTTTTATTTCATTCCAGCAAATGCAGATACAGGCTTTGCAGAGTGAAATTAATGCAATCCACCAAATGCTTTTAGTTATAGCTAAAGGCTTGGATGGAAAGGCTGATAAGTAATGGACCTAGAAAAGATAAAAGATCTACCAATTATTCGGATCCTTGCGGAGCGCGAGATCCCCTATGTCGAATGGGACTTGGAGATGGAAGATGATACTCATGCGATGCTAGTCCGGTGGGGTAAGGAAGCCGCGACGGATGATGACTATGTCAACATCGCAATCCGGGTTGGGTTAGAAGCGTTTGTAGAAAGCAAGGAGGAAAAATCCGATGAAGATAACAATAACTAATTATGACGCTACCTTTTCTGCTGACATATTGGATGAGGCAGACCTAGGGCAAGTTTTAATAGCTCTTAAAGGTTTACTTGTGGCTTCCGGCTTTCACCCTGTGAATGTCGACCAGGAGATAATTCCTAATGACTGGGCAATATCGGAGGTATTTTCTAATGAGCAGTCCTGAACAACATCATGAGCTGGGTCCTTCGACCCTGAAGTATGTGGAAATTTGTCCGGCATATCGGAGTAGTAACGAGACTAATATTTTCGCTGAGGAAGGGACAAAGCTTCACAGTGCGGCTGAGACAGGGAATCTTGAAGGTTTGGACGAGGAGCAGATCAAGGCAGTTGTATCATGCCTTGATTATTTAAAGAAAATGGAAGCGAATGCGGATGAAGTCCATAAGGAACTGAGGGTAGAGATTCGTCATGGATAGCGTAAAAGAAGGTTTGATCCGTCAAAGCACAGAAAATCCTTTAGCCCACGAGCTTCGGATGCTGGTCAGCGGGGACAGGGTCATGGGTCGAGGAGTAATTCAGCGGAGTGGTATGACCTATATCAAAACAAATTTTGAGGACATCCCGATCTATGCATTTAAGATGAACGGAAATCTCATGAAATTATTAACTGAGCACAAACTCGATTGGTATGAATAAAACAATTTTTGGTACGGTAGATAGAGTAGTGATTACGGGTGATCATGTCGATCTCGTCGATTTTAAATTCGGGCGTGGCGAGATCGACGATGCGGAGATTAATATTCAGGGTCAGGCGTATTTGCTCGGAGTGATGGATAAATTCCCGCATCTTAAAACCGCGACCGTTCATTTTATAATACCGAGGCGTGATGAGGTATTGACTGCTGATTACAAACAAACGGATATGGAAGAGATTCGTCTCCGCATCAATTTGATCGTTGAAAAAGCGATGGCGGAAGATGCGGAGACGATCCCTAATACGGAAGGCTGTCGGTACTGTAAGCATAAACTTTCATGCCCCGCTCTATCGGATAAATTACTTCCGATCGCCAAGAAATATGCTAAATCTGTGGATGATTTTGAGATGGCTTTATGGGGGAGTTATTCTCCGGAAAAGGTAGAAGATCCATTGGTTCTTGGAAAGATGCTCAATGTGGCACAGGTCATCGATCGCTGGGCTGAGGCTGCCAAGAAACAGGCTACTCATCTAGCCGTTGAGAATGGCGATGAGATCCCGGGATATGATTTAAATTTCCGGACGGTTACTCCGAAGATTGAAAATGCACAGGAAGCATTCGATGCAGTTGAACATTTATTATCCCCCGATGAATTCATGAGCGTATGCAGCGTAACGCCCGCGAAGATTGCGAAAGCGTATTCTGCAAAGCTTGAACGGGGTGAGAAAAAGAATGCCCGAGCAGCGACTGACGGGGCATTGGAAGAGGCGGGCATCATTCTTTCTGAGGATGAGCGTTCGATGACTCCTTTTTTACGGAAGTCAAAAAATTTGAAGTGAGTGTATAACAATAGTTAACGCTCGCATAACTAAACAACAATAACCAATAGAAGACAGGAGATTAAATAAGATGGCAAAAGCATCATTATCAGAGTCAAAAAGTGAAGAAACAGAAGTTGCGGAAGCGACCGCAGATATCATTGAGGGAGCACCTACCGGTGCTATGGCAGTCGCAACTGCTGGAGCCGGGATTACCGGTGATCTCGATGCATCAGACATCCAATTCCCAAAGCTTGGGATCGCACAGGGTGTTGGTCCATTGTCCGAGAATTTTCGTAAAGGAGCAATTGTTCTCGACAGTGAGTTCGAGATCAGCGACGGAACTACTGAGGTTGAATTCACGGTTCTTAGAATCGGGAAATTCTTTGAGGAGAATATCCCCTTTGGTGAGGGAGAGATTCCAAGAATCGTAACCCCGGCTGAACAGAAAGAAATCGGAGGTACAACCATGGGACATCGCGACGATGCCGGTGGATGGGTGCAGCCAGATTGGAAACCAATGGCGGATGCATTGATCTGCATCAAGGGAGGAAGTCCCGATGAAGCATTTCCTTTTGAATACAATAAGGAAAAATATGCATTCGCGCTGTGGAGAATCAAAAGAACAGCATATGACAAAGGAGCGAAACCGATCTTCTCGGCTGGAGCTACTTATTATCGAAACGGGCTTAGACATGGCAGCTTTACGCTGACGACTGAAAAGTATCAGTTCGGCAGTAATGTCGTGCACGGGCCAAAGATTCGTAAGGGTAAGTTGCATGACGAGAAGTTCGTAAATTGGCTCAGCGAATTTTGCTAATCCATATTGATTAGCTGTGTGTGTGGGGGGAGTCCGTTTTAGGGTTTCGGGCTCCCCCACTACCGCAGCAAAAATTTTAACCGCACACCACACAAAACAATATGGAAAAATTTGCAGCATTAGATTTTGAAACCTATTACTCCAAAGATTACTCAATCGTGGGTAGTAGTACATATCAGTATGTTAACCATCCTGAATTCGATGCCTATTTGGTATCAATATGGAGCCCCGAGCTTTCTTATGTAGGAAAGACATCAGATTTTAAGGATTGGAAAAATTTTGATGGGTATACATTTATTGCACACAATGCATCTTTCGATCAGCGATGTTTCGAGAAATGCCAGGAGCTCGGTATTATCCCCGACATAAAAGTAAATTGGATATGTACCGCCGATATGTGCGTATATTTTCAGTATCAGAGAAATCTGAAGGGTTCCGCGAAAGCGATCTTGGATGCCGACATGGACAAGGAAGTTCGTGAAAACATGAAGGACAAGACATGGGACGATATGATCGCGATGGATGAATCCAAGCAGGTTCTTGAGTACGCATTGGATGATGCGAAATATACTTATCAGATCTGGGAGGAGCTCTACGACCACTGGCCTGAGACCGAACGGCTTCTGTCCAAATTAACAAGAGCCATGGCATGGGAAGGTTTACCGATCGATGTTCATAAATTGGATGCTGGGATTAACAGTCTGGAAGAAACTTTATTTCAGGCGAAGAAAGCACTACCGTGGTATGGAGAGATCGATCCGGATACGAAAAAGGAGTATGTAGTTTATTCCAAAAAAGCGATGGCGATAGAATGCCGAAAAGCGGGGGTTGAGCCTCCTAAAAGCCTCGCTAAAGACAGCCCAGCGCTAGCCGATTGGATTGCTGAGCATGGAGACAAGCTGACCTTCGTGTCCGCCATGCAAAATCATAATCGTATCAATATGCATTTGCAGAGGTTGAAATCGATCAGGGATCGGCTGACCACAGAAGATAGAATGTCCTACAATCTGAAATACTTCGGAGCGGATGCTACCGGAAGATGGTCAGGTGATGCCGGTTTTAATGTGCAAAACATGCCTAGGGAAACAAAGTACGGGGTAAATATTCGGAATATTATTACAGCACCTGAGGGTAAGACATTTATTGTTTCCGACCTTTCGCAGATTGAGCCAAGGCTTACAGCATTCATTGCAGGAGATATGGATTTCTTAAAATTGATCAAGCAGGGAATGAGTCCATACGAGGCGCATGCTAGACAAACAATGGGATGGACAGGCGGGAAATTAAAGGACGAAGATCCTGAGCTTTATCTCTTGGCAAAAGTTCGTGTGTTGCAATTGGGCTACGGCTCCGGCTGGCATAAATTTGCAGAAACGGTTAAACAGTATGGTCAGCAACAAATTCTGGATATGGATTTTAGCCGGAAGGACGAAGTCCGATTCCAGAATTTCGCGAATACATACCAGCCGGGAAAAGGATCGCTGTACCCAAGTCTTTCGACCTACGACCGCAGACAATGGGTTAACGCCTATATTCAAGTACAAGATTTCCGCGACAAGAATCCAAAGATTACTAGCCAATGGAAAAGTCTGGATCGTCAATTAAAAGAGGCAGCGGGTGCGGGTGATGATTTTGATAATGAGATCCCTAGCGGTCGTCGTTTAAAATACTTCCGTTGTCGTCATGAGACCGACGGAGTAACAGTCGCTACGCAAAAAGGTAGTGTTCGTCGTGTGAAGATGTACGGAGCAAACCTTTTTCAGAATTCAGTTCAGGCAACAGCTCGCGATTGTTTCGGTCATATATTAAAAAATCTGGATGAGCATGATTTCAAAGTCGTGCTCCATGTCCATGACGAAGTCATCGTCGAAGTCGATGAAGCCACTGCGGTTCACGCGAAAGCTGACATTCAGGAATTAATGAAACAAGGCCCGGAGTGGATGAAGGATGTACCGCTCGATTCGGAGGCAATTATAACTAAGGAGTACACGAAATGATTATTGGATTAACAGGATTCAAGGGCTGTGGGAAAAGTACTGTGGCTGAAATTTTAGAGGAGCGGATGGGGTATAAGGTTAGAAGTTTCGCAACACCTATTAAAAATATGTTGAAAGTGATGGGGCTTACTCATGAAGAGTTATATGATCCCGAACTGAAGGAAAAAGTGATGCCAGATTTTGGGAAAAGCCCGAGAGAAATCATGCAACTGCTTGGCACCGAGTTCGCGAGAACTATGCTCAGTGAAGATGTATGGGTCACGGCTTTGATGAGGCAATTAAATGATGAAGAAAATTATGTCATCGATGATGTAAGATTTCCGAATGAAGCAGCTGCGATTCACGCACGAGGTGGAAGGATTGTTCGAGTTGTTCGTCCGGCCGACCCATCAAAAAAGGATAGTCACATATCTGAAGAAGGGCTCAACTCTGAGCAGATAGATTATGAATTACAGAATCTGAGCTGTTATCGAACAGACTTGGAATTCTCAACAATTAGAACATTAGAAGAGGTACTTTACTATGGAGCTATTTTCGATCCCGAATCTAAGCGCATCTCAAGTCAGTAAGATCAAGCCATGGGAGCTTGATTTTGAGTTGCCGGAATTTAAAAATTCCAACGATTACAAATCATGGGCGGCTCGACCGACCACAAAATATAACGCATATTCCACCGCAGAGGGCGTGGATCCAAATCAGCGGGTAAGCACACAAAATCCTGCACAGTATCTACACGGAGTGTGCGTAGACTGGGATGCTACATTTACGGATGAACAGTTCGAAGAGATTGTGAGACGATTGATCGATTGTGAATATCCGGTCAATTACATCAGCCGGAGCTACAATGGCGGGATTCATGCTGTTTGGTTTTTTGAAGATAAAATATTTCTTCACGGGCCGAAGAGTAATGTCCGATTCCTGAAACGATTGGCCAAGGAAATGAAGCTTGATGGTCGGGATGCATTGGCTCGGGGATTCGATGCGGGTAATTTTGAGAGACAGCATTATCTCTTGCATGGCAGCGACTGGCGCCCGGTTAGTCCGAATGCTAGAATCTCGACCAGCCTGATAAATTACTGGCAGTATGAGGAATCAAAATCTTCTGACTTCACAGGACAGGGCCCGAGCATTCCATTGGATGTTGTATTTGAAGAGGTGAAGAAGGTTTGGCCTGACCATCAATGGCCCGGTGAATTTGTGGATGGAAGCCGAGGACCTACCTTCTGGGACCCGGGCGGACAGCATAAGAGTGTAAATTCCGCTATCGTTCGTGATACCGGAATGCAGGTATTCAACATGCCGAAAGGTTTCTATACATGGGCCGAGATTTTATCACCCGGTTTTGTTCAGGAGTTTGAGGTCGGCAGGATTGGCGAAGCGAT